TTCGTCACAAACGACACGGAAATCAGTAATACCACGTCTGCCTTTTACTTCTCTTAATACTGGCTCTACGATGTTAACAAATTCTGCTCTTGTAAATTCATCATTGAATTCGAACATAACTTGTTCTGCTGCTCTACCGATTGCTCTTTCAAGAACCAAGAAAAGACGACGTACGTTAATACGATCGAATGCAGAAGGTCTTCCAAGATTGGTTTTATCACCAAACAGTAGTACCCCTTGACCAGGAATGTTTGCAATTGGATTTACACCTGCTTTATAAAGAGTATCTCTTTGTGATTTAGAAGGTGTATATGCTAGTGAAGTAATACCTAAGTATTGACCACGTCTAGAACCTGCTGGTGAAAACCATGGGGCTCTATTCAAATCAGTTGCTGCCATAATACCAGCTGTTGAAGAAGAAGCTGGAATTTGGATATACTGATCGTTATATTTGTCGTAGACTTTCAGATAGTTATTATCAGTTATTAGATAAGAACTCTTAGTAAAGGTATTGGCAGTTGCAACTACATTTGTTACCGCTGTTGCTGCAGAAGTAATACCAATAACATCATTTCTTGCTGGTGAACCTATAACAACACAATCTTTTCTTAATGAACTGGCTGTTGAAACCAAATCATTAACAACAGTCGTTTGATCTACACGAGTTACCATACCTGGCGCAATCAAAAAGTCAACTTCTACAGTGTCTTTATCTTCAAAAAGATCAAATCCTGATAGAAATTCTGATGTAGTCAAAGCGCCTGAATTAGCACCATTTGCAAAATCGTAGTTGGTTGCTGCAGTTAATCCTGGAGAGAAATTATCTCCGCTATCTGCAGTTGATCCCGCTCCTGCTGATGCATTTGCGTAATTGGAATCAAATCCAACCATATGAACATATTGAGATCTTTCATTGATAACATCAACAACATAGTTGGTTTGTCCCTCGTCAGTTTTAGCGTTAGAAGCTACTGAAACATAGGGGAAGGTTTCCAAAATCGTTCCGGCTGTACCTGATAGAGTACCATTCTTATCGATAACTGCCACATGAATTTCATCGTTTGATGCATTTTTATTAGTGGCAAATGTGCTTGTTCCTGGTACTGTATCAAATGATGATGCATATGACCATGCGGAAAATGCTGAATCACTTGATGGACAAATAGAAATTCTAAGAGAGTTACCAATTTCCCCAGGATATCTAGCCAAAAATGTATGACTATCTGAATCTAATGCAGATTGTTGTGCATCAAAATCATCTTTATTGTTAACAGTCTCTAGAGGTAAAGATCCGTTACTATCAGCTGCTGTCTGCCCTGTTGTAGAACGAGCATTATATGCAGATGCAGTAGCTTCTCTTACTACCTGTAAAGAGTTTGAATAACGCAAGAAATATGCTGCGTTATGGAAATCTATTGTATTAGACGAGTCTGGTGAAGCAAAGGTACTTACCAATTCTGCTTCATTGGCGATAGCTGTGCGCTGACCAACTGGACCCCATCTAAAATTACCTACGATTGCGCCTGTAGTTGACTGGACATTTGGCACACCGCCAGTCAGATCTATCTCTTTGACGACAACCGCTGGTGATTCGGACGGTGTAAAGAGTGCCATATTATTTTCCTTCTCGGTTACGAATTATAAGAATTTCATGATACGGTTATCTTCAATTAGTATTATTTATAATAATTGTAATTTTATAACTCGTTGGAGTATTCTATCGCCCATGGCGACTCTTCTTGTTCAATCCTTTGAATGTGTTCCGATGCATCGTCAATAAAGCCAAACGGTACAATATCATCTTCAATTTCTTTCATTTTATGTTTAAATAACATATCTTTTAAATTAATATCGGTCATATCTCCAAAATACTGAGTCGATGAGAAATAACCAAACATAACTAGATTCATCATTAAATCATCATGGTTACCATCAGATGCTTCATAGGATTGCCCCTTTGCAACAAATGTCGATATTTCCATAATAGTATTTTCATCTACGATATTTAGCTTATTATTTTCTAATATATCCTTAATAGCTGAACATCCAAGTCTTTTGACCTTACGATTCATTTCAATACCAATTGCATTTGCTTTTACAGCGGATTCAACATGTACATTTTCATATTCTAGATCATGATATAAACCATTGCAGACAACTGTTCCTTGGTCATTTGATTCAATTACTACATAAGCATCATTATAAGACTTTGCGTATTTATAAATAATATTCGGGAAGAGCAAAGGAGAGATAGTGTTATTGCGATATACAGCAACCTGTTGAAACGGGCGGACGCTAATATCGATCAAGTTAAAAGTTGAATAGTCCTGACCTCTTCCCTTCGCAACATCGACTGTCATAATATAATCATGATTCTTTAAAGGTTCCTTATAAACAATAAGGTTACCACCTTCTAATATTTTTTCATATTTACCGGCTCTAAATCCCATTAATGTTTCTGCATTAATAAGTGTATCACCGGTACCGAAGAATGTATTGCCAAATTCCTGATCAAATTGTAATTGAGAGGTATTTGCTACTGTTTGTTTCTTCCATTCTTCGTCACGACCTGGTACATCCCACCAATCAACCCTAAATGGATTAAATTCATTTATACCTTGAGTTGCGCCTTCCCATATCTTATAAAAAGTATTACCAATACCGTTTGCAGTAGAGGTAACAATAATCTTTGTATCTTTACCAGCAGATACCACAGGATAGGTTGACGTATAAAACTCTGCTGCCCTTTCTACAAAGGCAAATTCATCTAGATATAGGAGGTTTACTGAAAGACCGCGAATAGAGCTACCACTAGTAGCAGAAGCAATGATCCGGCTGTTATTGCTAAATTCGATTGATCCTTTATTAAGCGCTTTACATCCCGGTTGAAGAAAGAACGGAATGTTCTCCAGCATAAGCGTGATACGAGATAACATTTCCCTAGCAGTTGCCCCCTTATTCGCAAGAACCGCCACCGTTTTTTCTGAATTGAATAATGAAAACCAGAGTAAGTACGCACATGCCGATATCGATTTTCCCGATTGTCTGCAAGCCAATACAATGTTAAACCGATGCTCATTAAAGTGCCTAAACATATTCTTTTGATAGGGATATAATTTAAATGGAACTAATCCATCATCTAGAGAAATTACTTTACAGTATTTTTCTGCAAAGTATATAGGATCACCCATGCATTTTGCATATTCTCTAACTAGATCTTCAGACCATTCTTGAAGTACACCGTCACGTTTTACATTTGGATTACCGAGGTAATTCTCATTTTGGTGTAACATCTATAATTTCTTTATCATTTTGTAATAGTTTTTGAAGATCAGATGTAGAACCGAGAAATACATTATTAGTAGTATTACCAACTTGTTTTACTTCTTCTCGATTAATTTCTTTCTGCTTCTTGTTCAAATCCATTAATCTATCATTTACATCAGATACATTTTTAATCATACCTGATAATACTTCGTACGCTCGCGGGTGCTCGCTCTCGCGGGCGACCTCAATCATATTCTCTAAAGCATCTTTACCTTTTTCAATTAATTCGTAATATGTTTCTCGAGAATAATCATAATCATTCTTTAAATTATCTTTTGACTCTTTCATTCTACATAATCCGGTGTACATGTACCGCAAGTACAAGATTCACATGAACAATTTTCTTCAAGACATGGGTAGCCTTCTTCGTGACAATCATGTCCACAATTAGGACAAATCTCAGGCACGAAATCTGGATTAGTAGGCAGCAAATTATCTAATATATTTTCTCTTTCCTCTTCAGTTAATTCGTCCCAATTTTCCGGAAGATCCCATGGAGTAGAGTAGTCTTTTTCAGCCATAATTTATTTCCTTATGCACTATCAATTGACGGTGTAATAGTAGTCGTAAATCCAAAATCACTATCAGCTAATCCGATCGCAGACAATGGATCTGGTTCAACTGCTATTCTTTCTAATTTTAAATCCGAGTCTGCTAATCCAGTATTCATCTCAAATATATCTGCGATGCTTTTACGGATAATACCCTTAGTAGCTATAGCTCCATAGAAATTGACTTTCATTTCGAAATCTAGAGTATAAACAATAGTACGTCTTTGTTCCATTGCTCCCTCAAAATCATCGGAGAAAGAAACACTTTGTATTACAATTGGTATATCTTCTTTAAAATCTGGATATTCTACACCGAATGGTTTAATAGTTAAAGAATACTGTGGATTAAATGTTGGCAGTATCTGTTCTACAATTTGCAGCGCATCATCTTGATTTTTTGCATATACATTTAATTGAAAATTAATATTATACGGTACAGGTGAATAGAATTTTTGTCTGTTTGTCGAAGCTGTTCCTGTAGTATTAAAATTAGAAATCTTTGTCAATTGTCTTTGTGTATCATAAGTAAAACTAGTAATTTCGAAAGACATACGAGGTAACTTAATAGCAACTCTTGTATCTGTCGTATCCAGATCCGGCTGCTCTCTAATTCTTTCTAGATATTTTTGTTTAGGTGCATATGACAAAGGAACTTTAATCTGACTAACGACTTGTCCAGAAGAATTTTTTCTTAGTACATATAGATTATTAAAAAGAGCGCCAAATATAGCAACACATTTTCTAATTTTTTGGTGATAAAAATGGGTACCAAACATTAATTAAGCTCCGGATCGCCGAATGGATTATCTTCACTGAAATCAAGGAAGCTTAATCCAGACGGACTAAAGTCATCATTCTGTTCATTTTCAGATATCTGATTATCTTCTGTAACAGCTATAACAGTACGACTAACACCATCTACCAAAATGGTTTCACTAGTGACAAATGTATGGAATAAACCGTCATCTGCGCCTACATGAGAAAGATGCATCTTGTTATCAGAGTCTGAATATTTCTGTACTTCACCGCTAATAACTACACCACTGCTGAGAGTTTGAGAAGCTGTACCCCCGATAGTAATAGCTCCATCTTCTCCTAATGTTAATATATACTGATAAGCATGTTCTTTTTCAATATTTTGAATTGCCTGAACACCTGTATCAAAATCTTCATCATTATATTCAAAGAGATGACATCTCATTTTAAAAACTGGTAGATTGCTTAATTGATAAAAAGGTTGCTCATGTTCTACGTGTGTTATTTCAAATAAAGATCCTGAAAGAGGGATATAAATTAAATCCCCTTCTCTTGGTCTAGCACTATTTAATTCATTATCTTTCCTAGAAACTTGTTGAACCCACCTACGTCGCGATACGACGAGTGTTGCTTCGTCTCTAATCTCTACACCAAATCTTGTAAATAAATCTCCTTCTCCATCAAACCCTTCTGTATTTTCTATATACATTTCGATTTTATGAGAAGAATTAAATCTAGAAGGAATATCTTCACCAAAAATAGAATCCTCGTTTACAATATCACGAGGAAGATAATAGACATCTTGTCCATACATTTTAAGAGATTCAATTACAATATCTTCATAAAGATTTTGTTCGGATCTTACTCTTTGACTAAAGTATACGTTGGTTGCCATATTAACCTACAAAAAAATCTGCTGGAAGTTCGTGCTCTAGTCTTATAGTTTCTCTGAGTGAAGCAATTTCCCCTGTTGCATCATCATATATCTGTCTACCATTTAAGGTAACACCACCAGGTAGTTGCATACCCTCAAACTTAATTAAATTCTGACCCCATTGTTGTTTAATAAGGGAAGTAGTGTATTCCTTAAGCCATATATCATTGTATATTGATGTGTGTGTATTTGGATCGATAATAGTATAAACTTCTGCTATGATATATTCACCAGCTTTTATATCTCCATCTGCAAAGTCCCCGAAAATATACAATCTATCTTGATGTCTACTAAATTGTACTTGTGGTGAACCATTTAATTTCATATCAAGCATACCTAAATACTGTTGCATTTGTTCATAGTATGCGAGATCTCCGGCAAAATTCTGAAGATCTGCAATATCATTTAACATCATTTGGTATTTAATATCAAAAAAGTTGAATGATGAATTAAAAGAGCTTGCCGTAGGAAACAGCTTTGAAACAAAAAGTATATCCGATGAAATAGGAATATATTCGTTTGTCACATCTGTTGAAGTAACAAGATGTTTGAGATAAGTTTTAGTAGTTGCGTCAGAATGAAACTCTTGATAATATTGAAGCGCTTCGTCAACCCGATCTTCTGCTTGATCCGGGTCGATATTAATTTCAATCACAGGATCACCGAGTCTCCGTTTACAATATTCTATAAGTGTTGCTCGAGATGTTGGATTAGCCATAAAGATCCCCTAGGGTTTTTATCGTTATATCTGTGTATTTATACACTTTTCCTTTTAAAGTGATAATCCCCATCTGGACCGTTGTTACTAAATCTTTTAATTAAAGTAAATCCAATAGAATCTAAATAATCAATTACTTGTTCTCTTAACGGTGCGCCAGTATTATATTCTACCTCTTGTAGTTCTAATATTAGATGTTGTACTGTTTTTAAGGTTTCTTGAGCACCCTTTATGATATCCATTTCTGCACCTTGAACATCGATCTTAATTAAATCCGGTGCAGGAAAATTACCCATTTTAACTACAGTATCTAAGGGCATTAAACCGGTCTTAATCTTATGCGACTCATTAAAATATTGAGGTGTTTCCGGCGCGACTAATACATTCTGTAGGTAATAGCTATTTCCCGCAGGATGATAGGTATTTTTATAGAAATCAACTATTCGTTGCTTATCTCCTAATGCACCTATTGCATATTCTATACCCTTTTCTTTATATAAAAATTCACATTCATCCATTGCTTCGAAAGCAATAAATTTAGAATCCGGCCAAATTTTTTCTGCTTCATTTGTCCAATGTAAAACACAAGCGCCAATATCATATATTACCTTTGGCGTATATTCTCGGCTTATTTCTTTTAAATAATTTACATGATCTCTTGGAAAAAGTTGTTTCTCATTAGAAAGAAATCTAAGTCTTTCTTTTACATCATATACATCAGGCTGTACTGAATTCACTTTAGGAACATGCTCATAGGTACCTTTATGACTGCAAACTATAGTTGTATCTGCCCAAATAGAATACCCATTTTCCTTTGCCTTTCTACAAAAATATGTATCTTCAGATTCAGTATCGTTAAAATCGATTGAGGACCTATATAAGAAATGTGGATATTGCATTTCTTTTAGTACGTGACCCTTTATTAAAACACACCCAAAACCACATGCATCTACCTCCATAACACCAGAAATAAGTTCATTAATATCATAATGAATTGTACCGGTAGATACCCTTTTAAATAATTCCGGTATTTGTTGTCCATATTTTCTTTGAATATAAAGACCAGATATAATATCTTTATTTGCTTTTAAAAGCTTTGTTAAAGAATCTTTAGGTAATATAATATCACTATCAACACAGAAAAGATAATCGTATTTTTTACCCCAATCAGCAATTAGATTTCTTATTTGATCAATTTGATATCCGTAAAAGAATTCAAATTGAGTTTCGAAACCATCAGGAATATCTAAATCGTAAATTGATTTAAATGTTTCAGGCTCTATATATTTATTAGTAGGTATAGCAATTAATATTTTTTTCATTTTTTCATTACCTAGTGCTACAGCAACGTTTAAGTTCTGTTCATCTGAATGTATTTTATAATCATTTAACGGATTTATATCATTATAAAAACACATTATTTCTTTTACTGCTTTGATCTTATCCGGATCACATTTTTCAATTAATTCATAAAAAAGTGGATTATCCATACCACTCATCATAAATTCACCATCCCTTTTAAATATAGATTCATTTAAATCTTTTAAAAGACTACCCTTAAATGTACGAAGATGTGTATAAGGAATTATCCAATTAAAATGATGCTTCCTATAGGATCTATTTGCTTTTACTTCTGCTGGATAATCCTGCGCAACTAATGGTATCTCGTCTGCCATACTCCAGCATGAACCATATGTAAATTCTATGCCGTTATTATAACAATCATTATAATAGTGAAATAGTGTATTATTGCTAACTAGGAAATCATCGCCATCTAAAAGAATAACAATGTCATCATCTCTGACATATTTTTTAAATGCCATAAGTTGATTAGCAATACAACCGCGCCTTTCTACATTTCTAATATATTGTCTTTTATCGCTTTGAGGTAGCTGTATTGCATAATCCGAACAGTCATCAATTACTATATGCATATAGTTATCATAGTCTTGTTGATCAATAGATAAACAATGATCTATAATGTAATTATCAGCATTACGATATGGAGAGATAATAATAATTCTATTTTGTTTTCCGAAACTCTGGTATACTTCTCTTTCTTCTAGATTTGCAAATCTTCTACCATATATTCTTGCAACCTTTTGATTAATACGAGTTACTTCTCTATATTCATTAACCGGTAAATATTTTTCTAATTTTCTATATAAATGTTGTTTCCATTGTAAAGCAACTGTATCCCAGCCATAAACATCATCAACAACATCGCAATAATTTTGTTTTTGCTGCAAAAGATATCTGTCTTTATAAGCTTGAATAGTCTTCTGTATAAATTTCTTAGCTTGGTCTTTCCGATTAATATTTGGAAATAAACTATTTGGCATATTTGCATAATCAATTTTATAACAAGCTAAATCAATTGCAGTTTCTTCTAAAGCCCCAAAGTTACATGTAATAATAGGTGTTTTATATAATAAAGATTCAAGTGAAGATATGCCAAAAGTCTCTGGAAAATCTGCTGGGTATATCATAAAGGTAGATTTTGCTAAAAGATTTGCTATTTCAAATTGTGGTATTACACCAGTAAAGGTAACATCCATTTCCTTTGGATATTCATCTACAAATTTCCGAAGGGTTTTCTCTTGAGCATCTGGCTCTGCACCTTCTCTGAATCTATAGTAACCACCTATTACAGTTAGGTGTGCGGCCGGGATATTCTTTTTTACCTCTGGCCAGATATCTTCTAATAAAGGAGTTAATCCCTTAGTAACAGAAGCATTAAAAATAAACATATTATGATCTTTTTTATTAAGATCAACTTCTTTAATATGTTTAACTGCACCATTTCTTGTCATAAAAATTTTATTTTTTAGAACTTCAAAATTTCTTTTATTACCATGATCACAATTTAAAACATAAGAAGAATGGAAATCTGATAAGGTAAATAGCTCATCTATTGCCCCTTGATTTAGCATATCTTCAATATGATTATCACCTTCACAAAAAGTATCGTGCATCCAAACTATTTTATGTTTGGCATTTGCACATACTCTTGCGTATTTGTTATCAGAAAAGAAAGGATAAACAGATCTTGAAGAAATAATAATATCATAATTGATATTATCTTTAAATTGGGTATGATCTATAAATTTTACACCATCATATTCGCCCGGGCTGGCTTCTGAATCAATACAATTATTAAAGACAGTAACATCAAATCCTATCTTTACTAATTCCTTTGACATGAGGATAACTGCTGATTCAGATCCGCCTAATCCTCTTTTTGATAATGTAGAACCATCATATGTAAGACCTAAAAGGTCAATAATCGCTATTTTCATCATGTAAGTATATATTATAATTATTCGTCAGCTGTTCTAGTACCCGGCCATTGCCGCTCATTACCCGGCCATATAATTCTTAGAGCCCCTGCACCTCCAGGGCCATTTCCCGAAGTAGCAGAACTATAATCATCATCATCAGCACCACCCCCGGCCCCATAAAGACCACCATATGAATTTCCGTTGCCGCTATTGCCTCCAAATCCTCCGGAACCACCATTGCCGCCGACGCCACCATTTGCACCAATACCATATATACCTACTCCACCGCCGCCTCGACAAAAGCTGCTAGCTGTGTTACCGCCACCACCGCCGCCGCCTTGACCAGATGTCCCGCCCGTGTTTTGATTACCGTAAGCTCCGGTACCGCCGCGACCGGTGTAACCAGGTCCACCACCGCCACCACCACCTGCGTCGTTATATCGAGCAGCACCTCCGGCGCCTCCGTCATAACCACCATAATCTACACCAGCTTGCTGACCGGCATTGCCTAGCCAAGATCCAACTAATCCGCCCGCGGTATAACCACCATTCTGTTGTATAGTGGGAAATGATGTCCCGCTAGAGGTCCTACCCAGCCGGCCGAAGACGCCCCCATATCCTGTAATATAAGATTGGGTACCAGCTGCCGGTCCTATATAAGTAGCTTGACCGTTTTGACCGCCTTGCGATAGCTGATAGCCCCCATCTCCACCACCGCCGACAAAATATTGATAAACTTGCCCTGGGATTACTGAAACATCATTAACCCATGCCATTGCACCACCACTTCCTCCACCACCACCACGGTTTGAACCGGTCGCCGCGGCACCACCACCGCCACCAATAGCTAATACAGATATACTAGTAACCCCACTGGGAACTGTCCATGTTCCAGAAAGAGATTGGGTAGTATTGGCACTGCTTTGGTGTGCCACTTCAAACTGACCGACGACGCTAGCTGAATACGCAGAAATGGTATCTCCGTCATGAAAATCATAAAGATCTTCTAAAGTATGAATACCGCCTATTAAATCCCTACCGATAAATCGGACTTTATTATATCTGTCATGATATCCTAATTTAGATAATCTTTGTCGAGCATTAATATAACTTCCATATCTTGAATACATTTATTAACTCCCGGGATATATATCCAACAAATCTCTATCCTCAATTATATAATAGATCCTTAATGTACCCACTGCTGCCCCATACATACCTAATACTAAATTAAAAGCATCACCATGACCAAAATTAAATACAGGACTTCGAAGCCATATATCTCTACTATAATATCCGCTGACCTCAGCATATACGAATCCGGAACCTTCTTGCGTTGAACTATTTGCCGACACAACACCAGTACTACCGGATGGGGTGCCGCCGGATGCCACATAATTCCATCTACCGGCACTGCCGCCAGTCGCGACCTGATAAAACCCAGCGGAAACAGCGGCGTTATAGCTTGTTGCATTGGCGCTTCTGGTTGTTTCCCACCCTGCAAGGGCCTCATCGCTTTCGAAATTCCAATTATTAATTATATTGGTACCACCGGTGGTAGTATCTGGTACTTTTTGACCACTCAGAACGCCGTTCTGCGCGGTTTTCGCTGAGGTGCTCCCACCGCTTTGGCCGGTATTCCATAAAACATTTGCAAGCTGACAGTCGCCGGTAAAGGTAGTACCGCTTCTGTACCAAAAAACTAGTCTGCCTGCAAATTGGTTTGTGGCTGTGCCCGACAGATAATAAGCACCTACGTTGTTTGACGCGTCAGGTAGCTGAAACCACGCATTACCCTGATTACCGGAGACTCCCGATGGTCCTCCAGCTAAGAATTGACCACTTGTTGATGGTACGGTAGTGCTATTATTCCCAACTTGGGTATTCCCCTCAGAATATATTTGACCAGCATTAAAACCGAGGACTCGATCGTATATTCTATTGGGATAATTGTTAAAATCATTTGCGGATGAAGTGTTATATAAATTCTGCTCCGAATTTTGCAGATCTATTATACTGATATTAGCCATTTCCATAGAATGAACACCGGTATTACCAGCTGGGATCGTACCGTTACGAATATTTAATCTATTTCCATTTTTGTCCTCAATACGATTCATCCTCGGGTTAAAATCTCCCCAGAATCTTGAGGTACCTATCATACCACCATTTCCTAATATTTTAGCCATTAATCAGCCATATCCTCATAAGAAATAACAATATGAGCATCACTGCTAGTATTACATTTAGCTTGTATCGAATCGTTCTCTTCCAAGTATATAGGTTGGTCACGTGATGTAATTACAAGGGTTGTCGAGGCTGGCAATGCCATCTGATAACCGAGATAACGAGTTGTACCGTTATCAGAAAATGCAACATCAATAACTGCATCATTTGTACCATCAACATTTGAAACCATAATAGTATTAATTTTATATACTTTACCAGATGATGATGAATTAGTAACAATACTTGTTAATGTAGTAGTCAACAGAGCCGAATCGGTGTTTCCAAATATTGTTGCTACGTTTTTTAGATTAGGTGCTGCCATTTAAAATTTCCTTTTTTAGAATAAATTATTATTGCTCAATTACCGGTGATACTATTTCTAGAAATATGGGCGCCTAATATTATATGAATCGCCCCGCCCTCAACCTTTGTTACAGTAATATTTGGAGTAGTACTTCCATCGTGTTTTTGGAGATAGACCCTATTTTTTTCAGTTATTACTTTTAACGAAGTACTTACTGGAATCCATATATCCTTTACAATATGAGAAGTGGTACTCGTGGGGTAATTAGTTTGAGTAGTTACACTAACTTTAGAAGGAACCCCGTCAACATTAGTAAGAGTTAAAGATTGAAGCATTACTACCTTATTCGAAACATTATTTGAATATGACCAGGTCGTGCCATCTGTAATCAAAGAACCTGTATTCGTGAGACCATACATATACGCATAAGGATCTGACGGAAAGTCGCCTTTGGGATAAGCCATATTTCCTTGAGTTCCCATAATTTATCCTCCCCATACTAAAGCAAATAGTACTGCTTGACCTGGATCAACCTGGCCCGCTGAACCGGTATAGCCATTAGTACCTGGTGATCCAGTATAACCATTAGTACCTGCGGATCCGGTATAACCAATATCACCTTTCGATCCGGTATATCCTATAGCTGTACTTCTTGATCCGGTAAAGCCAGTATCACCTCTAGATCCTGTATAACCAATATCACCTTGCGATCCCGTAAAGCCAGTATCACCTCTAGATCCGGTAAAGCCAATATTACCACGGGATCCAGTATATCCTCTAAATTCTCCAGCATCTTGCCATGCTGATCCATCCCAAACATAAAGATGGCCGTCTGCCTGTACGACATATGCATCAGCCACAGTATTGCCTACTGACGGGAGATTTCCAACTGTTGCAACCGACCCTAAAACAGTAACTGATGAACCATCTGCCCCATTATTGCCCTGCGATCCTGTATAACCAATATCACCTTGCGATCCAGTAAAGCCAGTATCGCCTCTAGATCCGGTAAAACCAATATCACCTTGCGATCCGGTAAAACCAATTGGTCCTTGAATACCTTCTGCTAAATGGTTAAATTGAATAATTATATCTTCATCATTACTAAAAGATGCTGAACCTGCTAATGGATTTACGCCTACTGTAACATGGTCTGTCGTAGTAGTTGCATCGCTATCCATAGCAAAAAGAAGGAAATCAGAACTTGAAGTATCTGCTGATCTAATATGAATATATCCATATCCAATTAAAGAATTGCCAAAATCGTCCCAGGTCTGCAAAAATCCATTATGAGGATTTCCATCGTATCCTGTTTTGTGAAAAGCTAATTTTGTTGCAGATCCAGGAGAAGCATCGAATCGGATATGACCAGAAGCAGTAGAGGTAAGACTGCCGGTAGTGGTATCAAATCTATATTTTAATCCCTGTGCTGCAGAAGAACCAGTATACCCTGTTCCCTCACTGCCGGTATAACCAAGATCGCCTGCCGATCCAGTAAATCCCAGATCCCCTCTAGAGCCAGTGTACCCAGATCCCTTTGACCCAGTATAACCTTGTGATCCTGTATATCCTGCCACACCTCCAGATAACCAAGAACTGGTGTCGCTATCCCAAGTATAATCAACCCCATTGGCACTATATGATTGTTCATGTATAGGATTAACTGGAAAATTTAAAATAGCCATCTATCCTGCCCTTTTTGCTAATATGTTTCTTTCAGGATCAAATTCAACAAACACCCCATGTACAGCTCTATCCCACGTAGCTTCAGAGTAACCGGTTAAAAGTAAAGTAGAACCATTATTATCTACACTATATGAAAAGTCAGATGATCCGGATCCAACCTGGTATTTTTTCCAACCTTTATAATTGCCATTTCCGTCACTATCTAAATCAAATATACCTAATCCCATATCTAATAAACCAAATGTATTTGAATTATCTGCAAATGCACCAGATGTATTACAAACCACCGCTATCCTTCCATCTTGTAATAGGGTACTTGGTTTACCATTCTGTTCAATTTCTTCAGAAGTTTCTGATCCTGTTGATTGCCCGACGTCCCAACTATCTAGATTATAGTGGAAGTTTATAACACCGATATCTTCAGATCCAAATGTATTACCACCATTTACCGAACCAAAGGTAGTATATACAATTGATAAGGTATCATCTTTATGTGCAGATATATCATGTAAATTCATACCTTTATCATTAAAGCCTGACCCATTTTGATAATAAGATGCGTTCCAATTAAGAGGATCTAGAATACCTAAGAATATATCATATCCACCCAGATTTGTATGACCCCCAAGACTACCGGTCGATCTGCCAGTAAATGCTATATGACCATTTCGTACTCCGGATAATCCAGCTTGTGTTTGGATATGGAATGGATGGTTTACAGAGTTAACCCTAAAATTAATAGTATCACCAACCCTAAATGTAAGTGTAGGATTATCTGTAGCTGAGTTAATTGAACCATTTCTATCATTTCCGATAAATCTGAATGCACCAGGAGCATTTGCATATGAAATTTCGATATTAAATGTCTGTGCACCACCACTTGCTGCATCGATAGTAATCTGGCCGTTCATCCCCGCGTGCTGCCCACACTGATAATATGCAGTTTGAACTGATCCAGGGATCCAGCTAACAGTACCTACTGATAATCCATTATCGGTTGCTTCGTTGCTTGTAACATGATAAGATGGTGGTAGAAGTTCAGTTAGTGCATAAATTTCTTCATCCTGTGCTGTACCATTTTGCCATATTCTAAATTGTTTACTAGCGATATCCCACTGGAAGACAGTATAATCATAAACACCTGATTGACCAGTATTTTGTTTTGCTAGATTACCAGAAGTCTGACCTGCTATATAGTAATACTCTCCATCAGCTGATTTAATAACATCATATCCAAATATATTACCATCATCAGCAGTTGCATCTCCTACAGTTGAAATTTGATGTATTTCGAATACATCATCTGCACTGTGTATAGTTTTACCTGCTGCAATATTATTTTGAAAAGTCTCAGTGTTTTTAAATTCTTGCAATTTAGCTTTATCTACGATCGCTAAGAATGCTGTAAAGAGACCATTTTCTCCATATGATCCATTATAATCTGTTGCTACAGTTGTTCTATCGATAATGGAAGTACCTATATCAGCAGAACTGAAAGATCCCCCTGCAAATGTTAGACCGTCTCTAGCAGCTGTACCCCCGTTCTGATAAAGATTAACTTCATGACTAGCATTAGCAGAAGTATAATCGAGTATTCCTGCAAATGGGTCTTGTGCCACTGGACAAGTTATAGATTGTAAATGAGCCGAATCGTAATAATAGGCATTAGAAGTAGAAGCTGCAGTATGATATACTCCTTGTCCCCATCCATCTTTCCAGAATCTAAATAAGACACCATCCTGACCTACTGAGTGAGAAGTTGAAGATCCTACTACAACAGCATTTCTATCATGTGCATCCCAAACCATAGACTTATTAATATCATCTTGACCCATATGACCGAATGAATTTCTCCATTCTAAAGTACCATCGGAATCATTTAGCATAACCATAAATGTATCACGCCGCATTAAGATATCATTAGTATAGTCAGGGTGAATAGCATCACTATCTAGATCAGTACCACTTCCTGCTATGATAATTCTTTTATTACCATTATGGAAGAATGCTGTTTCATTCCACCACCAATCTCTTTGATCTGAATCTTCTACTAATACTGATGAAAGATATTCAGTAGATCCGTAAGTAGTGCTAATTGTATTAACCCATGGAACCTCTGCAAAGAAATCACCCCCACTATCTTTAAATTTGACTTTAGCGACAAGTGGTATTCTTCCATCATCAGTAGAATTACTTGTAGATCCAACTAATACTACCTGATACGTATATGCACCATTTACACTTTCTGCTGAACTATCATATTTTAATAAAGCAAGATTTTTCCATTCTGCCCAACTTATTTGATCACTATCAGCAGTATTCCAATCAGCGATGTGATCATCAGATGTTGCCATAACCATCTTAACTAAGTCAGCATCTTGGACTCTACCGAAACCGAATAGTTGCTTTTTACTCGGAGTTATAGCAGTACTTTTGCCGTGGGTTCCTGCAAAAAGAAATTCACCAGAGTTTGGTTTCCCTGGTATAATTTTATTAATATATACATCATTTTGATCTAGTTGAAAGCCGCTGCTTGTACGCTCAAAAGTATCTTTAGTAGTGGAAATCGAACTAGTAGTTTTTGCAGTTAATACGTTACCATTAATATCTGCAGTAAATAGTATACCCTTTGTATAAACATCAGAATCAGCATTTAGATCTGTAGCAAAACCGACAATATATTCTATACCAGCATTTTTTACAATCGTATGATCTACAATATTATGATAGTTACCTCCAACAGAAAAGAATCTTTTTGCCCAATCTATAGTAGTTCTAGAAGAATCGAATCTAGTTATATAACCATGTTTTTCGGTAGTACCATTATACGTATAGCCAGAAGCGATATAACTATTATCATCTAGGACTGTAATATTTTCGAAACCACTAGATTCAGCTCCTATAGAAAAATATTTAGATTCTATACAGGAATAATTTTGATCAAATTTATAAATGTTAGGATCTTTATTTAGATCATCAATTGCTGATACTAGATATCCTCCATCAGAATCTCTAACAATATCTGTAAATCTTAATGCTGCAGAATCATTACTTTGATGTACGTTTCTAGCCCATCCGTGTACCCATTGTTGTCCCTTTGATACTAATTCACCCTTTGCATAACCAGATAGAACCAATCTGTCATTTTCAACATCTTCAATAATTCCTGTAACAAAATCGTCACCGGTTGCATTAAAAGTATAACTTACAGCATTATTTTGGTTATCAACAATTGTTAAAAGAATATCTCCGGTATTCGCCCCACCTGTATTATCTTCATGTCCTTCTACCCGTCCAACTAGGGCTTTTCTTCCATCACTAAGATATATTCCCTGGAAATAATATTCTTCTGAATTAGTATTAATTTCTTTTCTATTAAAGAAACTAGGGGAAGCAACATCCCATTGAAGAATAGAAGTACCATTCGGAATACCCTCAGGTTCTGGAGAATTTACATATGAAATAACACTAGTAGCATGATCATATGAAAGATGTCCTGAAGTTAAAACCCCTCTAGTTTGTAAATGCCCAGAAGTAGTATTCCAATCCAAATGCTCATATCCATCATATGAACCGCCAGCTAAATCAAAACTATATAAACCTTTACCGGTAAATGTTGATCCGCCAAGGGAAGAGTCAGTATTCCCGCTGATTAGACAATAAAATTTAGTATTAGATGCATTATATTTAAAACCATGTAATCTTAATTGGTTTCGTTTGCTTTCTGGGGAAATATTTGTAACTATATGTCCTTCTTCTGTATATGAGCCCGTAGAATCCCCATCGACAGTACTATAAAGAACTACACCACCATCACCATATGGGTATGTACCAGCCGCGGCAACATACATTTTTGAACCAACACTAGTAATTAATACATCAGATTTTACATCAGTTCCATGAAATTTATAAGGTAAATCAATTCTTTCTAGGGTACCAGGAGAAATTGTATTTGCATCAGTCATTCGCCAAATTTGCTGATCATACTTACCTTCTATTTCAGATACTATAATTTCTCCATACATCCCGCTATGTAATGAACAAACGTAATATACAGTTCCTGCTGATGTAGGGGTAAATGTTAGGGTAGAACTACCCAATCCTCCTCCGCTAGCGCCAGCCACGTTATGATTTGAAAAAGATGGACTAAGACTAGTACTAGTCCGAATATACATGGGATGTGCACTATATTGGGGATTTTCAATTGTAAGGGTATCACCAACTTTAATTTTCATTGTCGGTTGTTGTACTAATGGCTGACTACCTTCCCTATCAGATCCTGAGATTTGATATCTATTAGCATTAACCGCCTCCACTGCCATGGCGTATGATCTTACTATAGCTTTCATAGTAACAGGAATATATATTTTAGATCCAAAGACGTGACCACTAGATGCTTTTAAAGTTACACCACTTTGTGTTCCTTCGCCATCTTGATCTCCTGTAGGATATGGGTCAAAATTTGGATTGGCAATATCATATGCGCCATAACTTACTTCAGGAGTAAATGCTCCGGATGAAGTAGTATATGTACGAGAATAAACGTTCCAGGTATTTCCTGCCGCAGAATCTAGATAGAACGCATGGAATCGGTTTGAGCTACCTTTAAGGATTCCACCGGCGACATAATTAATACCAGCCGTATTTGGTAGGGTAACATCATTATGGGAATTATGGGCACCACCAACAGAGGGTGTATGAATACGAGCAAGTGGAACAGCATATGCTTTGCCGCCACTATTTGCTTGTATACTAATCATATATCCATATTCTTTATCCGACGGATTGATATATCCGTCGGCTTCATAAACTACACGACCATCATCAAATTTTAGATAGTTTGAAGGAAGATGTTTATGATATTGATAAAAAGCCCAATCGGACGCACCACTTGCTAAATAGATTCTATCCCAATAGAATGCATCGTCTTCAAGAGAACCACCGCCAGGTAAGAACGCTGATGTGTTGTCATCTCCAAAGGTTCCTAAATGAGCCATCATAAATGCATCGGTTTCAGTCTGACCGGTAATATCATTTACTCCAGGACCAATGTGCACAATGGATCCACCATGATATCTGTAATCAATAAGTCCTGCAACATCAGGAACACCATGGGAATCGTCAATAAACCCAAAAGTTCCATCAGTTTCTATTTGGTTTATTGAGTGACCACCAGATAACCGATCAGCACTTACAACAGAAAGAACGCTATCCCATTCATAAGCAATTATAGAATTTCCAGCTAAAACATTATTAGAATCAAAATCAGATGGGTGGTATGTATACCAATAGCCATCATTTGAAATATGATGTTGTACCGGTAAACCTAGAAAATCTGAGTCTAGCGCTAGCGATATCTCTCTTGTTAAATTAGCAATTGCCATTTATTAGGTTCCTGAAATTGGTGTACCTGGTCTGAATACAATATCTGTAGTATTAATAGCAAATCCGATAAGAAGTGCCCGTGTACTAGTAGTTGGGGTTGGTGGTGAAGTTGTTAAACCTCCAGTAGCATCTAAGAAATATGGAGTTCCTGGTGTTAACGCGCTAAATCCGGATATTACTCCAGAAGCATAATATTCATCTCCTATCTTTACTAATATAGACATTAACTGAGTAGCCGTATCGGTATTAGCTGCATTTACTGCGGTATTTGCTCCAGATATTCTAACCACCTTACCATTATCTCCACCAGATATTCCAGGAACAGTAACAGCATCGGCAGAAAGAGTGCTGGTTGATTTAATGAATGCCATTTATTACACTCCCTCTCTGACGAGTTCTAAATAAGTTGTTGGTAAAATATTTCCTGTGTTATCGGAATTACTTATCATAAGTTCTAAATAATCATCTTCTACTAAGCTATATATCTCGTCTAAATCTACAAAATCATTTGGACTTAAATTAACAGTAGTAAGAGACGTTGATCCATTTTTTCTAATCGTTGCTGTATAAGAGTTACTAGATCCTGAAGTACCTGCTTTCACAAAACACCTAACTTTATAATAACCATCCGATCTAACTGTTATTCTAGTAGGTACTGAATTAAACCAATATAAATCACCGAGAACATTTGCATTTGCATTAAAATCTGTCGTTGCCCAACTAGTAGCGGTTGGTGTTGAGGTGGTGCTAGCAGCTAATGTTAGAGTTGCCCGAACCCCACTAAATGCACTATGATTGCTAATACCAGTGCCAGGAGAATATCCTATTCTATAAAAAGTTAATAAACTATTTGTTGTAAATCCACCAGTCCCAGTAGTTTCTTTTGCCCATACCTCTACGTAGTCTCCTGCAACTAAATCTAAAGTTTCGTCATATGATGCAAATTGATTTGGGCCTAATGTCGAGGTATCAATAGCGATTCCGTTCTTCCTAATTTGTATTGTATATGATGAGCCTTCACCATTACTATTAGAATTTAAAATAATAGAAAGCCTATAAAATCCAGTAGTAGGAGCTTGAAACCTACTGTCTGAAACATAATAGGAATCAACTGAAAAATCTGCAGTATCGAAGTCGACTGCGGTATATGAAGTAGTTAAATCAAAAGTACCAGAGCTACTTCTTTTAATGCCACTAAAATTTTTTCTAGTCGTAGATGTTATAACAGTCCAATAAGGACCGTCACTATCATATTGCCAGATAGCTTGATTTGGATCTGTATAATTATCTAAATGTGTTGGTGACGAAGGAAAAAGAAGTGCCATTTTTTTACTCGCTAAATGTCAAATTAAGTGAAAATTCATTAATACTACCATTTACACTGGTAACTTCACACCAAACCCAACTATTTGCTGGTATTACTGAATTTGAAATAACCGCTATGTCACCGGTAGTAGTACTACTAACAGTATCTGTAGCTATAACTGTACCAGCAGCATTTCTATTTCCATAATTTAAAGTATAAGTTAGATCTGTACTACCTCTAATTATACCTCTTACCTCCGAGACTGTTAGTTGAGAAGGTGTATAAAAAACTGTTACTTCGTCTAGAGAACTAGGTGTCAAAAAATTAATAATTCTTGGTGAGATAGTACCTCGAGAACCTGAATAGCCTCTAGAACCTGTATAACCAGTATCACCATCTGTTACTGTTGGATCTGAGAATAATACCCATTGACCATTTCCAGAGATAATGTACCAGATAAATGCTTTACCAGTTGCCGTATCATACCAGATCTGACCTCCTGTTGGACTAACTGGTGCAGAATCAGATTGAGTAACTGCTCCAGCTGAACCGGTATATCCTTTACCAGTTTGGAAAGCATCAACCCATTGTTTAGAAGCTGTTCCGGAATCTAAAACTGTAATTGTCCCTATCATATCTGAATGTACGCTACAGATATAATAGTATGTTCCCGGACTATTAAACTGATAAGAAACTGTACCGGTACCACCGCCATAATTAGATGCTGGAAGTTCTACATTATAGGAAGAGTCGTATGTGTCACCTAATCCTAGAGCAGTCACAAAAAATAGTGGATGAACACCATTCACACTATTAGTAATGGTTATTGTATCACCTTGTTGAATTACAATATTCGGATCTTGTAATCCTGTAGACTTTGTTCCAGTTCTATCTGTCCAAGCATTTGAGAATTCATAATAGGTATTAGTAGTTGCCCCACCATCTACCGTCATTGATACAGTAATAGGAGTACTGGACGGATCACCGTCATCTACATAAACCTTTAATCTACCATTAGTAGCATCCCACCATAAATTACCATCTCTAACAGATCCCCCGGATGGCGCATCGCTATCTGTAGTAGCACCTCCGCCGGAAATACTAGAAACAGAATTTGATGAATTTTTATAATAGAGAATACCATCAGAATAGTTAAGGGCAAGTTCGCCATAAGCAAGATCTGATGAAGTTGGAGCCCTACCTGCAACCGAGGACTTTTTAAGTCTAATACTAGTAGCCATTTTCTTTCCTAAAAAGGTAGTCTATAGGGTAAAAACCCGACTATACATTTATTTATACTTAATATGTTCCACCATCGATGGTTCCTTCGATATTTCCATCGACAATAATACCTGTTGATGTACCCCAAATTCTAGATCCTCCAGTTGCATTAGTTACCACAGAGTTACCCATATAAGGATGATTTAGACATTGATATGAAATAGATCTAGGACCATAATCTTTTACTCGAATTTGAGAATAAGCTCCAGATACACCAGCAGTGCCTGAGTAAACTATATCTGCAGCACTATCGGCTACTAAACTATTTCTTTCATCATCATAATAGAATCGTACATCATGTGTACTCATAGAAGCATCATCTGTGTGGAATCTATAAGTTACACCAGGTACAAGATCTAAATGAGGTGATTCTAATTCTAATGATGTATTTAGATTACTTGCGTTATCCCAAGCAATGAAATATCCGTTTAGAGATCCGTTTCCATAATGTCTATGATTAGTAGTTTTAGTACCTGACCGGACATAAAGATTAACAATAGAATCACCAGAACTATCAATGCCAGAAGCAGGACCAACAGTGTCACTATCCCGACCAGAATATGTTCTATTGATTCCCTTTGAAAGATCTAGATAATTGAGGGAAAGCGAATCAGTTGCTGCAAGATCACTATCAAATCTAGTGGTTGTATAGTAAAGATTTGTAGCGCCTTCGCCTAAGCTATCAGTTGACGCTAGAGCAAATGATGCATCAAAATCCGAATCTACGCGAGCAGTAGTGTAATAGAGATTTGTAGATCCCTCACTTAGCTGATCTGTATTATTATCAGTAAAGTCACTGTCAAATCGAGCAGTTGTATAGTATAAGTTTGTTGATCCTTCGCCCAAACTATCTGTTGATGCTAAAGCAAATGATGCATCAAAGTCTGAATCGACTCGAGCAGTGGTGTAATATAAATTATTACCTTCTGGGAGTTGACCTGTATTTGCCAAGCCTAAATCGGAATCAAAGTTTGCCTTGGTGTATATTGTTTCAACATCAATACTAAATGTACCAGTACCTTGATCGTATGATAAATCACCTAATGCACTTAAACTAGCTCTAGCTCTTGCTTCAGTGAAGTATAGATTTGTAGATCCCTCACCTAAGCTATCTGTTGATGCTAAAGCAAATGATGCATCAAAGTCTGAATCTACGCGAGCAGTTGTATAGTATAAGTTTGTTGATCCCTCTGTAAGACCATCTGTTGTTACAGTAGTAAATTGTCCACCTACATCGATATCACCAGTGAATGTAGCAGAATCTGCATTTACCTCTCCTGTAACCGTAATACCTGTTGCTACAGTCTCTAATTTTTTATTACCATTATGATATAATTCAACTACACCAGTATCATTATCGACCTGGATAAGTTCGCTGTTATTATCTTTACGTAGATTGAATGTATTACCGGAAGAAGTTTTTAATACTAAATCAGAAGTACTATTTGTAACAACATTTTGTGCATCAATTACACCGGTGAAAGTTATATCACCAGAAGCAGTATCAGCTAAATCACTCCTTAGGAATTGAAGACTATTTAACCCATCTAGAGTATCAGCATCTACATTTAGAGCATCGACAAAAGATTTTGTTACTAATATATTTGTATCTGAATCATGTCTAGCAGTCGTATAATATAGATTTGATCCTTCTGATAAATCACCGGTATTATGATTTGATAATGTGGAAACCTCACCTTCGACATTACCAGTTAGGTTACCGTATGCCGTATTAAATTGAAGATCTGCAAAGGCAAATGTAGGATCACTAGTATTAATATTTCCTTCTGGTTCTGGTTGATACCCTGTAAAGAATTTCCATCTTTGGTCTGATACGTCTCTAAATAATCCTGAATGTGCATATGAATCCGAAGGATTATTATAGTTACCAGCAATACCAATCTGAACATTTATAGGAGAAGCCTGACCGTACCAACGATCCCCAACAGTATGACCTGAAGAAGCAGTAAAGGTAATAGTCTGGTTGTCTCTCAAAGAAGCGGTTAAACCGTCGCCCGATAAATTCCAACTAGATAATCCGGAACCATTTGAATCAAAGTCTATAATCGATGCAAAATCAGAATCAAGAGCAAATTCAATAACATCATTACCAGATCCATCGCTTTCCTTAATACGAACATAGTAGCTAGTTGCAGTTTCACCATTGAAGTGTCCGTTAATTTCTGCATCATTTAAACCGGATCCGGTAAAGTTAGTACCAACTGTTCCTATTGTATCTCCACCGCCAAGATAGATAAATGTGTCGTCTACTGACAAAGCACCTGTCGAAGAAACGGTTTGTGTTCCTAGAACGTTTAGGTTTCCAGCAATAGTAACGTTTCCATCAACTCTTGCGCCGCCTGTAACACGGAATCTTTCAAAGGTATGGTCAAAAATAGTAACATAAAGCGCGCCACCAGCACCAGCAGAGTCGGCGGTTAGACATGTTCCGACGTCCATAGGATAATTTGGATATTCAGGAGCTGCTGATGTTAAACTACCAGGACTTGAAAATCCTAGATGTACTCTTGCACCTTCTACTAAATTGGATGTATCGATACCATCTATATAACCACGAATAACTACGTAACCATGGTTGTTAGGTGCTATATCCTCTCCAGCAATACCAAGAACATCCTTTTTAGCTACATCAGACGCGTCCGCTAATGCGATATGAGGATGATGACCGTGAACAGGATGACCTGGTATATGAACCCCTGTTATATAAACTGGTTTACCTTTTTCAATAGTTGAACCAGTATTATTTCTAGCTCTTACCCATTCTCTTTCACCAATCTGAATATCAAAATCTGATCCAGCACCTTGAAGATATAAAGTCTTGGCATCTTCATTATACCATAATCTTCCCTCTTGTCTTGATGGTGCTGATAGGTAATCTGTAGGAGTAAATTCTATGTAGCCATCTTGTGCTATTCTAACTGCTGAATCAACATGGAATTGGTCTGCCTTCATTATAGAACTAGAGGCAGTCTGGCTTGTAACCCTAAAGTTTCCACCACTATCTTGAAGTTTGACGTCGCCTAGATAAATTGTACTACCGGAAAGATGTAAATCTTTCCATTTATAATTTGAATCCCCAAGATCATATGTAGAATCTGCAGTAGGTAATACGTTTCCTTGTACACGAATATTACCTTCATTAGTAAGGTTACCTGTTACATAAGCACCAGAATCAGTTGTTGCGAATTTTTTCACACTTCCATGATATAGATCGACACCTGCAAAAGGAGTAAATTCTGCAATTTTCGCGCCACCAACATTATTTTTTATTAATAAATGACCACCACCATCAAGATCTAATTCAGTAGCCCCTGCTTCAATAACAGTTGTACCACCAGAGGTATGTCGTATCGATGCTTCCTTAGCATCGCCAAAATACAGTCTTTGATTATCACCGAAACCATTAATAGT